ATTTTTTATTTGGTGAAAAATTTTTCTGAAAATGGGTAAGGGTAGTAAAAAAATCACTAATTTGCGAAAAGTTGGAAAGCCTTATGATATAAGGGTTGTGGGAGAGGGTAGTGAAAACACGTCACTGCCTTTACTACATACTTGGAAAAAACGTAAATCCGAAAAAATTTTCAGAAAAAAAAAAGAAAAAATTTTTCGCAAGTATGTAGTGAACCGTTTTGGGCAAATTCACTACCCTGCTCTGGAACCCTTATAAAATAAGGGCTAGAAAAAAACGTCAGATAGTGAATTTTTTACTACCATGCCTTATTGAGACACTTTTTGGCCATTTTTGGGGAAAAAATCCTTATAGAATAAGAGTTTGAAAAAAAAAATTCCTCTTATTGAGATAGGTATATAGTGAATTGGGTCGAGATTTTATAAGTGAGCGGAACGAAAATTTTGAAAACCCTTATGGAATAAGGGTTTTTTACTTCTTACGAAAAATTAGTAACGTCTAATGCAAGTAAGTTGCAACTGTAGTTAAGTTGCGTTAGTGACGTTTTTTCACGACTGGAAAAACAGAAAAAATAAAAAATTCCTTAACGCAACTTAGTTGCATCGTTCAAGTGAACAGTGGTTTTTTTTCAGAAATCCCTTATTCCATATAGAAACCGTTTTTGGCTATCTCGCTCAAGTGGCAAACAACTTTTGGTTCACTACCTACTTGGCCAAAATCGGCTGATTTTTTCCTAAAGTATGTAGTAAAAGGGCAGTGGACAGGGTAGTGGACAGGGTAGTGAATTGACAGGTTGAAACTTTCTGAAAACAACTCTTTACACTTTCCAAAAAAACCCTTGCTCTAATTATTAAAGGTTTTTTTTGTTGACCTAATGAATGAACCGTGAGAGGACTTGAAAAAATGTCTTTTCCAATAACAAAACAAGAGAACATTGTTGACAGGCTTGAAATGATCGCTGTTGAGCCACCTGAAGGGGTTTCACCATTCATGCAACTGTTCTGTCTAAACTACCTGACAACCGGCAAGGTTGGTGCTGCCATGCTCCAAACAGAAAATGACATGGGGCTTGAAAAATCAGAAGTTCGAAATGCTATGATGTCCGGCAGTCGAATTTTACGGCGCGAATCTGTCAAGAAATACATTCACAAATTGAAGCTTTATATGCAGGAACAAGGGGTTGCAAAATCTCTTGATATTCAGCTTTTTCTAACAGAAATAGTTGACACACCGATCGGGATGATTGATGCAAATTCTCGTTTGTGTGAGAAAAGAAAAATCACCCGAAAATACGACGGAAAAGGCGGATTGATTGAAGAGGTTGAAACATTCGAAATGCCTAGCAAATTAGGAGCTGCAAAAACCCTGAATCAAATGAATGGTTACAACGCCGCCGTGAAAGTTGACCTTTCAGTCAAAGGTGGTATCATGCTTGTTCCACACACAACGAATCTTGAGGATTGGGAAAAGCAAGCTCAATCACAAACCAAATTGATGGAAGAAGCAATAGATATATGAGCAACATTGATAAAATAGTTATAGGCATGAAGAATTGTCCAAAGTGGACAAAAACTAGAACTCACTCGAAACAAAAACGTAAGGCACGACGTGCATATAGAAGAGAAGCAAACAGAAATTTTGACAATATACCAAAACCAAAGTTGACAGATTGGGATATTTGGTAAAGCAATAGACGTTTAAAACAAAAATAGACCAATGGCAAGTATAAATAAAAGTGACATGAGTAAAGACCGTAAAGGACACGCTGGAAAAGGTGATTTTATACGAAACGGTTTTGAGAACTTCCGTAATGCGGATTACTGGAAACGCAGTAAATGCTGCGGTGCAAAGGTTTCATACTATGGGGCGGCAACTCTGCGTTGTTTGAATTGCACATTTCCCTGTGAAGTCAAATGAGTGACTCAATGGATTGGACACCGGGACAATGTTGCCGGGAAGCTGCGGTTGAATGTGATTCAAACGATGTGGACGCTTGTTTAATCATCATATTGAACAAGGGTGAATCCAACAACGAATATAACACAGGGTTTAGAAATTCCGGAATGACATTATCTGAATGTGTGGCATTGTTAGAAGTTCAAAAAAGTAGAATGCTTCAAATGATGAATGTGACTGATGAATGAAGAGAAAATCAACGTCGCATGGAAGCCGCTGCCCGGTTCGCAGACGCTTGCTTTGTCATGTCCTTGTGATGATATTCTCTACCACGGCACACGCGGCCCAGGAAAGACTGCCGCCCAGATTGCTCACTACCTGAAAAATGTAGGTGTTGGTTATGGTAGATTCTGGAAAGGAATTGTTTTTGATAGGGGATATAAAAACCTTGGAGACATCATTTCCAAATCGAAAGAAATCATCCCAAAGATTTTTCCCAAAGCGGTTTTTCTGGAATCGAATGACAAATTGAAATGGGTTTTCCCTGATGGTGAAGAACTACTTTTTAGACATATCAAAAGAATTTCCGATTATCGTGATTATCACGGACATGAGTATCCTTGGATGGGGTGGAACGAATTAACGTCATACCCAACAAGTGAATTATATGACATGATGAAATCATGTAATCGCTCCGGCTTTGTTCCAGAAATACATACAAAGGCACTAACCCAAGAAGATAAGCTATTACTAAAAGACTTGAAACTTCTTGGGGAACCTTTGACAGCACGATTAAAGAAAATTCTTTTGCCTGATATTCCTCTTTGCACATTTGCAACAACAAACCCTTTCGGCGCAGGACATTCATGGGTGAAGAAACGCTTCATTGATTGTTCGCCGCCCGGTGTGCCACTGAAACGAAAAACGATTGTTTATAACCCAAGGGCAAGGCAATCGGAAGTTGTCACAACAACACAGGTTGCAATCTTTGGATCATACAAAGAAAACAAATACCTTGATGCAAAATATGTTGCATTTCTAAACAACATCCGCGATCCGATGAAACGCAGGGCATGGCTTGGAGGTGATTGGTCTATCACTTCCGGTGGTGCGATTGATGATCTTTGGAATCCTTCCAAGCACGTCCTGAAACGGTTTGCAATCCCGAAAGGCTGGAAAATCACACGCTCATTTGACTGGGGTTCTACCCATCCATTCAGCGTTGGATTTTGGGCAATCGCCAACGGCGAAGAGGTCACCTTTGCAAACGGGAAAAGATTCTGCCCGGCGAAAAATTCCCTGATCCGCATTGCCGAAATATATGGTGGCGAAAAAACAAAAGGGCAGAATGGTGAAATGGTTGTTGCATACGAAACTAACAAAGGGATGAGACTTTCAGCGCGTGAAGTTGCGCGACAAATCAAAGAGAAAAGTCAAGAACTGTTAGAGGAAGGGTGGATTGAAACACCCGTTTCAAAAGGCGTTGCAGACGGTCAAATCTTCAATGTCAATGAAACAGAATCCGATTCAATCGCGCAACTAATGGCCAAGGAAGGGGTTGAGTGGTATCCCGCTGACAAGAGCAAAGGAACGCGCAAGAACGGCTTGGAAATGATCCGTGTAGCCTTGGAGAACACCATCCAAGGGGAAGGTGCTGGTCTTTACGTCATGGACAATTGCGATGCATTTTTAAATACCGTTCCGGGCTTGCCAAGGGACGAGGATGATCCCGACGACGTTGACACAAATTCCACCGATCATTGCTATGACGAGGTTCGTTATATGGTATTAGATGATAAACCAAGTTTCGCAGGTTCGGATATGGTTCAGATAAAAATGGCGATGTGACAAAAAAAAAAGATTGACCGATTAACCCCGGTGTGCAATTTTCCAAACCTCACACGCAAACAGTGTGATTTAAACCAAACAAAAATAAGACAATGAGCACCACCGCAACACCACCTGCCAAGAAAAAAGCCGCAACTCCACCCGCCAAGAAGCCGGAAGATTTGAAGCTTGAACCAGTGGCAACTCCACCCGCCAAGAAAGCGGTAGAAACTCCGGTTGCAAAATCGGATTTCAAAATCGAAAAGAATGTTCCTATTCCTCCCCGCGCCGGTGGGCGGAACGGTTCAAAATATCCGTTCCGTCAACTGCAAGTTGGCGATTCAACCTTTGTCGAAGGCAAGCCGTCCAAGATTGCAAGCGCGTTGCAAGCCGCTGCGAAGACAATGCCAAAAGTGAGTTTCACAAGCCGCGCAACCACTGAGGAAGGCAAGGACGGCGTGAGGGTCTGGAGACAAGCGGACAAGGCGTAAACAATCCCAGAAAAGACCAATCAAGAACCCGGTTGCCGAAAGGTTGCCGGGTTTTTTTAGCTTGTCACCCTTCCAAAAATAGGGTAATTGCGTGAATGCCGAATGTGGGATTTGTTAGGAAGGAAGTGATTGACGCTCTGCCGAAATGGTCAAAGGTGGAAGATTGCCTCGGAAATGATATTGCAATCAAGGCAAAGAAATCCGTCTATCTGCCGATTCCTGAAACGAATACGGATGCAGACCAGAACCGTCTGGCTTATGAAAAATATCTCACCCGTGCGGTTTTCTATCCTGTCACAAGCCGGACAAAAGACGGGTTGATTGGGCAGGTGTTCCAAAAAGATGTTTCAGTTGAGCTTCCAACCAGTCTTGAAAATCTCATTCCCGACATTGATGGGGTAGGGACATCACTGGAGCAACAAGCCAAGCAAGCACTGGAGAACGTCCTTGCCTACGGGCGGTGCGGCCTGTTGTCAGACTTCCCTGTTGCGGAACTTGGGAGGGCTGTGACACGCGCCGATATTGAAGCTGGGAACATCCGTCCACGTGTGATCGTTTACGAAGCCAAGAACATCATCAATTGGCGGGAGACCGCAACGGGCGGAAAGACGGAATTGACCCTGTTAGTCTTGAAGGAAAAGGCTATTATTGACGATGACGGTTTCGAGTTTGAAGCCGAAGACAGATGGCGGGTTTACAAAAAAGAAGAAGGCCGGGTAATTGTTCAAGTCTGGAAAGCAAAAGACAAAACCGGATCAGAAGAAACCGATTACGAGCAGGACGGGGAAGATATTTTTCTAACAGGTCAAAACCAGCAACCGCTTTCCAAGATTCCTTTTGAGTTTATCGGCGCAATGAATAATGATTCAAGTGTTGATGATTCGCCGCTTTATCCGCTTGCATGTCTGAACATCGCTCATTATCGGAACTCTGCGGACTATGAACAAATGCTTTTCATTACAGGACAAGCAACCCCTGTCTTCACCGGATTAGATAAAGAGTGGGCAGACAACTATATCGTCGGTAAGGTTCTGTTAGGAAGCTCCAATGCCGTAGCGTTGCCACAAGGCGCGACGTTTGGCTTGATCCAAGCTCTTGCTAACTCATTGCCTATGGAGGGCATGAAGCACAAGGAAGATCAGATGAAAGCCATCGGTGCGAAGCTGATTGAACCGAATCAGGTTCAAAGGACTGCAACCGAAGCAGAGATTGAAGCAAGCTCGGATGCGTCCGTGCTTTCGTCTGCTTCCAAAAATGTTTCTTCCGGCTATCAAAACGCTTTGCATAATTGCTCTCTATTCACCGGCGAGGAAGAAATCGAAACGATCATCGTGGAGTTAAATTCTGAATTTCAGGCAACCAGTTTCAACGCTCAGGAACGCCAAGAGATTGTCGGCGCATGGCAGGCGGAGTTGGTGACGTTCACCGAAGCACGGGATGTTTACCGCAAGAGAGGCATTGCGTTTCTAACAGACGACGACGCGCGGAATGAGATTCAAAACTCTCAGATTGATCTGGGAACTACTATGGACGTAGTAGAATAAAAAATGCCTGCACCATCCTACATTGACCTTGCGATCCGCCGCCAAGCAATCCTTGAACGGGTGAAATCCGGGCAGGTGAAAGACTTTTCCAAGATCGTGACGGACACGGAAAAGCTT